GCTGGTTTCGCGCTCTCTTAAGAATGGGGTACATAATAATCTCCTTGTGTGGTAGGGCTCTCACCTACTCACACATTATAACACCCACTAGAGGGATGTCAAGAGATTATTTTCCGCTTGCTTTAATCTCTGTCGGTAGATCTGTAATGCGACGATAATCGTCTTCAAGTCTTACTACATCTTGAATTTCAGAAGTGCTAACTTCCACCAAGCGAACGTCTGTCTCTTCGGCACAAAAGCGGTGAATCGTGCCTGGACGGACATGAAATATATCTCCGGGACCCATAATATGGCGGATAATGGGTTCCCCAACTGACCTTGGACCTTCCTCACAGACTAGAGTTCCTTCAAGAACCATAATCGTTTCTTCTTTTACGTTGTGATACTGTCGGGACAATCGATGCCCTTTGTTAATCACCAAAATCTTTCCCGCATAACGGGAAGACTGCGCCCAGATCTCTTCGTGACCCCAGGGCTTATCAATAATAGCTGCTTTCCTTAACATTTCTAACCTTTCAGAAGCTGTGAGTTGCGTCGTGATATTTTATTGGCGACTGTTAGAGGATCTCCCACTACTGTATGTACGGAAGAATTGCCGCCTTCATTAATAACAATTGTTGTGAATCTGTGGTTTAGATCTAAATCTACTCCCATTCTTCCCTCTTTTAACAGCTTGTTGTATCCTACATGTTCTCTAACATTAACAACATATTTCTCGTTAATCCAGATTTCACCCAATTCAAACTCTGGGGTGGCTACCCTTTCCATTCTAGGATTTTTATCGGTCTTATTCAAAACCTCTATAAAACGTATCATCTACAACTCCTTTATTGTGTATATATCCTGTTCTCTGACAGACCATTCTTTCCCGTTCCATAGGATCTGGACATATCCGTCTGCCCAATCTGTGCCACTAACTATAGCCACTTTGGGCTCTTCCAAGCGCACGGTATTCCAGGGTATAGGTGCTTGTCTACTATGGGGGCTAAAATATACTAAACGACTGGCTTGTGGAATGTGAACCAAGTCACCGACTTTATTCTTTCTCATTAGTCGGCACCGTAATATCTTTCATTCTCCAATGCAGGGGCAGTGCCTTCGGTCCTTTGAGCAACACGATACTTATCGTAACCCTTTATGATGTCCTCAACTTCAATCAGACGCGTATCCACCGCAAGTAGAGCCTTGCGGAAATCTTCAATCATATCTAATGTTTTGCCAATATTGGGAGCCTCGTCGTCACGCCTTAGCTCTTCCTGAATTGCCTTAAACATATTAATACAATGCCCAACATCTTCCTGTGAGAGGCCGAGAATCTTTGCCGCCTCTTTTAGAATATCTTCTTCTTCAACTGTGTAAGATAGTTTAACTCTCATTTTTAATCTCCTATGGGAACAAAACTGTCCAGACAGTCTTAACCAACAAACCAGCGACCGAACCACCAACCAACCACATAACCCTTGTATTGGCTGCCTTCCATGTTTCAAGCTGAATAATACGAATATCCAACTCCTTCAAGCGAGCAAACAATCCAGAATCAGGGTTGTAAACTGCCTCCTTAATCTTGCTGATATTATCAGCTAGTTCTTCTTGTTTGTCAAGTAGAATTTCAATCTTACTTGACATTTCCACTAACATTACTGTTAATTTTTTCTCTTCATCGTCGGTCATCATTGCACACCTCCAGACACCACTAAATAGAGTTATACCTCCACAATGGCATGCGAAGTTGTGATTAATGTTCCAGCAGCAGAGGCAGCATTTTGAAGGGCAGTTCGCGTTACCTTAACGGGATCGATGACTCCTTCTTCAAGCATATCGACCATTTCGTCCGTGCGGAAGTTGTATCCGAAATTGCCCTGGGCATCCTCTACTTTGGCGAGCACTAAATCAGCCGATAGCCCACAATTCAGTGCCATCTGGCGCAGCGGAGCCTTAACTGCTTCGCGGACGATTTCAATACCAAACATCTGATCTTCGTTCTCGGCCTCAAGCATTAGAAGCTTGTTTGACACTCGCACCAAAGCAACACCACCGCCAGGGACAATGCCTTCTTGCTGTGCCGACTTAACTGCCTCAAGTGCATCTTCAATACGATGCTTCTTTTCAATCATCTCTACTTCTGTTGCCGCACCAACCTTGATAACTGCAACACCAGAAGCCAACTTTGTAATGCGCTCTTGAATCTTATCGCACTCACGCATATCATCAGTCTGCATCAACTCTGTCTTTAGAAGTTCAATGCGACGGTCAATCTCTTCAAAGTCGCCCTTACCGCCAATAACAGTTGTTCCAATCTTTGTGATATCAACTGATCGACACTGACCAAAATGTTGAAGTTTAATATCCTTTAGACGCACTGTACCGTCCGTAGAGATGAACTCGGCACCTGTTGAGAGTGCTAGGTCGGATAGAATGTTCCGACGCCTCTCACCGTAGAAGGGAGCCTTTACGGCAGCAATCTTCATTGAGCCACGAACAGTATTCATAATCAAAGCTGCGAGAGCCTGACCTTCAATCTCTTCGGCAACAATAACAAGCGGACGACCATCGCGAGATATAATCTCCAACGCTGGAAGAATTTGATCTACTGAATCAATCCGATTGTCAGTTACAAGCAGAAGCGGGGAATCATAATGAACTGCGCCTCGTCGCTCATCAGTTACAAAAGCAGACGCAGCATATCCAGCTTCTACTCGGAAACCTTCAATAACATCCAAGGAAGTCTCAACAGACTTTGCATCCTCAATCGTAATCGAACCGTCCTTGCCTGCCTTGTCAACAGCAGTTGCAATCAGCTTGCCAATAGTTCGATCGTTGTTGGCCGAGATGGTTGCGATGTTCTCAACATCGTCAAGAGTTTCAATGTGTTGTGCTTTATTTCTAAGTTGTCCGACCAAAGACTCTACAGCCAAGTCAATGCCTCGCTTCAACTCAACAGGAGAAGCGCCGGCAGTAATGTATCGCTGTGCCTTGTTAAGGATAGCACGAGAAAGCACGGTTGCCGTTGTGGTTCCGTCACCAGCCATGGTGTTGGTCTGGGAGGTTGCTTGCTTTAGAATCTGTGCGGCAGCGTTTTCAAACTCATCGTCCAGATGAACAAACGCAGAGACAGTTACACCGTCCTTTGTAATAATTGGATCTTTTCCTTTTTGATGTAGGATAACATTGCGACCCTTCGGTCCTAAAGTTGCCGCAACATTGTCGGCAAGTTTGTTAACACCGTCCAGAACCTTTTGGCTAAGTCCCTGTCGGTCTTCAAATACACACTTGGGCATTGAGAAACCTCTCTTTCTATCTTGGTATTATAGCATACCTATTGTGTGTGTCAAGTATTATTTTTCGCTTTTTAGTTCTTCAGTACGCTCCCCAATGGATTGAGATGCCTCAATGGCTGTTTGAGCTTCTTTATCGTTCTGCAGTCCATTACCAAAGTAGCTTTGAATGTTTGTAGTTAGAACCTTTAGATCCTCAAAAATTGCAAAGACTGATGCGTCGATAATCTCGGAGATCTTCTGCATAAGATTAATAACTTGTTCTTGTCCAACTTCAATAGAGCCTAACTTTACCTCATCCTGTCCCGGTGGGAATACCTCATAAGGATCTGCTAGCCTGTCAATGTTTAGAACGCGAGGCTGTGTTAATTCAAACTGGTCTGTGTTGACATAGCCGTGGCTAAGAAGCAAAGCCTTCTTCTTAAGGGTGGGTGAGGGTAACTGGTTATAGACCTCGACAGAGCTTTCATAATCAAGATAATCACCGCCTGCGCGCGCGATTAGCTCCTGACGTGCCTTGATGGAGCGACCAGCGGCAGCAACCACCTCAGCATAAGCCGGGACCAGAACATCGTTATAAATATCCGAAACCAACTTAAGCTGTGTCTTATAATTCTCAACCGCTTCTTTACCATCAGTGCGCGCCTTGGGCGCAACCTCATCCTCCAATAGCCCTAGTGCAACCGCAAATCGAGCGGCGACCTTACCAGTAGGACTCATGTTCTTTAGTTTACTCTTAGGGTGTCCAAACTTAGCAGGATTTCCTGTAAGATATGCTGTACCTTCAGGAAGATTAACAAGCTGGATGACAGATTCCAGAATATCTTCTGGGTATTTGCCCTGTCCGCGCTCCACGACCCTATCCTCATAGATTTTTACCAACTCCTCCACCTTTGGAGGCGGTGGAATTTCGATATCTTCAAATCCAGTCGGGTTTTCTACAAATCCTGTAGGCAGTTTCATAAGCTCCGGGTTTTCTAGTCCACCATTAAGCATTATGTTGCCAACGTTGTCTAGAGTAAAATCAAATCGATAAAAATCCAATCGTCCAGCTGTCTTCTCATCGTTCAGTCTCTTCGTCACGGCAACATACTGCATCTTTTCAAACTTACGAAGATCATTTACCAAATCTGTAAAACTACCACCAACCTTCAAAGACCCTTCGGTATATAACTTAAGACTGACCGGGGTTCCATCTCCTGTTACCAAGTCGGCAATCGTTCCTTCACCAGTTGGGACCTGCTTGCCGCCAAGTAAAACACCCAAGAAAGCTTCAAAAGAGAAGCCAGCCGATGAAGCGTTAAAGTGAGCAATAATCTTTGTTAGAGTCTTATAGAAAGTTAGATAACCTAAAGCTTTTGAAATGCGCTCTTTGTTAGAATCGCCAAAGAAGCCCTGCTCAAGAAGTTGAACTGGATCTGTCTCATAAAACCTTGCCAGACCCTCAACTTTATCTTTTAGATCATCTCCCGCGATATCATCTAGGAACTGCTCAAGCTGTTTTCTCTGTGGACTGGGAACCTCTGCGCCGCCCTCAAGTGTTTTAACAGAAGACCACGGAATTTCCGAGATTGGAATATCGGGTACACCATCATAACTTAAAGTGATTGGCTCTCTTTGTTCTCTGATTAAGGCTTCAGCTTGTACTTCACCCACCAATAGAGTCAAAACCTCATTGATGATGCTTTCAGTCTCGTCTTTTTTGGAGTAGAAACTCTCCACCAGTGTATCAATATTCATCGTAAATCCTCGGGAACTAATACTAATTAGATGATTTCATCAGCAAGACCCATTTCAATTGCTTCCTGCGCAGAGAAATATTCATCTGTGTTCTTTGAGAACATGTTGTGGATCTCGCCCACAGATAACTTTGAGTTCTCCGCAATAACTTGAACCATCTGGTCTTCCATTAAACGCATCTCATCGTGGCTTGCCTTCATATCAGCAGTAGTGCCCATGTTGCCTGCGGAACAACGATGCATCATAATGCGAGCATTGCGAGTAATAAAACGCTTTCCTCTTGTGCCCGAAGCCAATATTGGAACACCGGCTGAAAAGATCTTTCCTGTTCCCAATGTTGAAATATCTCGGCGTCTCTTTACAATACTCATCATATCAATAATGCCGAACATTTCATAAACAGCACCGCCGCCAGTTGAAATAAGAAAATGAATGTCTTCCTCTTCCTTGTCCTCTTCTCCGCGAGGGTTTGGGAAAATAGAGCCTCCATTTAATTGAAGCAAGCTGTGATAAATCTCTTGGGCTGATTCTTCGTTTAGATCTCCAACCAAACCAAGAGTGTTTGGCTGCGGTCCTTCTTGGGCACCAGCCATTGCTGCCATTACCATAGCAGCCTGATGCTCGCTGATCTCCTCTTCCTCCTCAGCCTGAGTGTCGTTATTGAAAATAACCATTGTCTTTCCTATTCTCCCTTAAGGGTGTTGTTTAAGAACCTCATAGCACTGTTCCAGTCGTGGAACGGTAACATTGATTTGAAGTGTCGGGGGGCTCTCTTCACTATTGAGATGATAGCATTGTCCTTCCAGTTTGTCAAGAACTGGTCGTCAACTTTCTGAAACTCACGAATCTGTTCCTTTGTAAAACCGGAATCGCGCATCTGCTTTGACTTCAATTCCTGAAGGAATGCAATGTCTTCTGTCATCTTGACTAACATCCAAATGATAGAAACAACTGTATCTTGCACTATTCTCCAAGTATGAACAATCTCAAAGAACCGAGACAAAAACATACTCGCAAAAGCCCCGGCAAAGAAAGCCATCACACAGAAGGCGGTTAAATCATTTGTTGTTAGTTCTAGCATTATTTATCCAAAATAAAAAAGACTGTGAGGGTTGCTCACAGTCTTTAATATACGTTAGGAGTTTAAGTTTGTCAACCTATTTCTTTGCGCTAAGAGCCTCCATAAGAATTCTCTTTGCTACTCGCTTTGTGATAGACTCCATTAGAGCCTCGTCAACCTCTTCTTTGTCGCCGTGCTCGCCCTCTTCCATCATCTCATCAGCATCTTCTGGCTCATCAGCCATATCATCCATAGCGTCGGCTGGCTCTTCGTCAGCAACTTCATCAGCTACCTCATCAGAATCAATCTCAACTTCCTCACCCATTGCGTCCTCAAGGGCACGCTCAAGGGCAGAAAGGAAATCATCAACAGAAACCATCTTACCCGCGTCTGCGGCAGGAGCCTCTGCTGGTGCCTCTAGCTCGGCATCCATCTCCATCTCATCACCGGCATCATCCATAGCATCAACTGCCATGTCCTCAACCTCTTCCTCTTCCTCTAGACGATCAGCTGGGCCACGACCTCTGCCGTGACCTCTTCGTGCATCCTGCAAGCCACCGCCGGCGGCGTCGGCACGAACCTCATCCATCTCGTCTTTGTCGCCGCGCATCTCATCTAACTCATCTTCGTCGCGCATTCTCATCATGCCGCGCTCTTCAAGCTCCTCGGCACTCTCTGTAAGACCCTCAACAAAGCCTGGGGTCAAAGGCTCTAGCTTGGCTAGCTTCATAAAAGAACGAATCTGTGACTCGTTTAAAAGTGTTTTCTTGGACATTCTGCAAAACTCCTAACAATTATTCGCGAATATGCTGTTTTAAATAGTATTTTCTTCTGATAATGTCTTTTTTAATTTAAGTAACGCTTCATCGACTATCTGCTTTGCCCTTACGATGCTTACTCCATGGCGATCTCCGATCTGTTGAAGCGTCATTGGTCCATGTTTATAAACTGCTATCTCAGTGCAATTTAGATCATCTTCATAATCTAAATGAAGTCTGCAGTCACTTTGAGCGCAGGGTATGTGATGTATGTAACATTTGCTGGCACATTCTTTCATAGTTCTGGTAAATCCTCTTCTAATATATCGAATATGTTTTCGATGTCTTCTTCTGTTAGCGCAAGTTCTTGTAACATTTTCTCGCCATCCTCACGCAATTTGCGAGATTTAGTAACACGCTTCTTGGATTGGACTTTCTTATTTATCTTATAATCGTCAAGAAACTCCATAAAAAGCTTGTCTTGTGATAGATAAGACTCAACGCAGTATCGAAAAAACTCGCTCTGTGTTTTGATCTCATCGTAGAACAATCTAATCTTTAGGTTCTCGTGAAGTTTTGAATCCAACGAGAACGATAGAATAGAGTGTCCTTTTGGGTACGATCTTTTCATCTCAAGATGTGCGTCCCACTCTCAGTTTGTCCGCTGGAAGTTTGGCGGATAAACCGAGCCTTTGCTTGTAGTTCTGAAATGTGACGGGCTCCGGAGTATGAAAGTCCCGAACGAATACCACGTTCCAGTTCAAGTATGATTTCGTTTACCGGACCCTTACAAGCCACGGTCGTAGCGATACCTTCCAAAGACGCAGTTCGCCCACGCCATTCAACCTGTGCGTCCTTTGACGCCATACCACGGTAAGACTTAAACTTACCTTCTCTGGTATTGATTACATCGCCAGGAGTTTCATCAGTACCTGACAAGAGAGAACCAAGCATAACGAAGTCAGCCCCAGCTGCCAAAGCCTTGACAATATCTCCCGAGTTACGGATTCCCCCGTCAGCAATGATGGGAACGTTCCTGTCTGATCGCGCGCAATCAATAATTGTGTGAAGGCCCGGGACGCCATGGCCAGTCTGAATCCGAGTTGAACAAATAGAACCGCCACCAATATTGCAACGCACACTATCGGCTCCCCAATCGACCAAATCATTATAACCCTCCAAGGTGGCAACGTTGCCAGCCATTATGTGAACAGTGTCCCCAAATAGCTCGCGTAGCTTCTCAAGGGCTAACTTCATAAGGACATGGTGCCCGTGAGCCACATCAACACAAAGTATCTTTGCGCCGTGTCCCACAAGCGCCGCTGCTCTTTCTAAATAGTCTCCAGACGTTCCTACTGCGGCTGCCACCGTGGGAATACCATAAGAGCAGGGATCTTCTATAATGGATTCTACAATCTTAACTTGCTTTTCCACAGAGTTATATCTATGAATAACAGCCAACCCACCTGTCTCGCCCATTGCCTTAGCCATCTTCGTTTCCGAGATAGTGTCCATCGGGCTGGCTATAATCGGTAGCCTAAACTGATGATCTGACAACCAAGAAGTTAAATCTACTTCCTTTCTGCTTACAATGTCCGAATACTGTGGGACCAGTAGGACATCATTATAAGTTAGTGCTTCTTGTATCATTCTATACTCTCCAATACTTCATTTATTTTACCCCAACAAATTGGACAAGTCAAGCGGACTCTGTCTTCTATTACTGTTACTTGCCAAGTTTTGACTGTCTCATACGTTCTCTTAAACTCAGTTTTACAAACGCAACATTCTTTTGGGTGGTCAAGGATAGCAGCAGTTTGCTTTTCAAGTCTCTTCTGGGCTTCCTTACGGTCTTTCTTTCTTTTGTTAGTGTTTACTTTTCTTATCTTTTTCATTGATCTTTAAAAACTCTCTATATTCTTTATTAAGGTTATCATAATATTTTGTTTTGCGCAAGGACTTATGTGCATCATTTAGCGCTTTTCTGTGCGCAATATTTATCAAAAAGTAAGGTGCCTCTGATCTTGGATTAAAACCATCTATGTCCACCTCATCGTTGGGATTGAAACAAATGTTCTTGTAATCTTCGAGGCCAAGTCTCTTCAAAATTTTATTAACAAAAATCTGAAAAGGCTTTGTATCCTCGGGGCCCAACTCATGCGGCAAAGCAATGATCGCACTATCATAATCAGATGCAGCAAACTCTTCCAGCAAGTCTCTTATACCTTTGTCATCTTCGCCAAGCATGGCAATCATTAATTTGTTGTTCGCCAATTCTGGTGCAGCAAAAGGACACACAGCCATACCACTGAACTCTGATCTCTTTTCATTGAGAACATTGTTGATGTAATCAGTTATTTGTTTTTTGTATGAACTGGACATATCGACTCAAATACCATTCTGCTTTCTTTAGATCTTCAATACTGCTCTTTGATTTCTTACCCGCTCTTGAGATATATTTCACAACATTACCAAGATGAAAATTAAGATCCCAAGCCTCTATAACTTTGATCGCTTCATATGGATTGTTCTCGCCGCCATAGTGGTCTGGATGGTTTACTTTTTCAGCCATTCTCCCTAATCCTTCTGTAAGCCCCGACTGTTTCGGGGTATAGATCCGTAGCAATCTCCAAACAAGCCTCGGCAACCTTTTGGATTTCCCATTGTGCGCCTTCGTGTGTGCGAAGGTCAATGAATTTCAAGAGGTTAGACAGATTAACTGTGCCGTAGTATTCAGTGTAGAGGTTCTGTGGTAGAACCCCTCTTGCCTGTTCCCGACAAACTCCTGCTTCAATCATTCTATTATAGAGGTCAAATGACATTTGATGGTGTAGCATAACCATCTCCTCACAATCACTCCCGCAAGATAGAACAGGATTGATTAGATCTTCGGCGTTTGATGCTTGTCGGTTTGACTTATGCTGTGTTCTGAAAGTCTTTGGCTCATAGAATCGGAGATCCACATCAGTATACCGCCGGGATATCTCATTATAAGACCAAGTTCTATGACGGTGATGCTGACTACGAATA